TACAATCCTCATGCGAGTTCCCGCAGGACTCGCATGTATACTTTCTGCTTTTAGTTTGGTGGTATAATATCTCGAAGCCTTTGTTCCCGTCAACTTCTACGGGAACGAAAACAGTGGTATACTTGTGGTACCCACGGAAGTGGATTCCGTAAGTCCCATACTGCTCAAACATCTCAGGTTCATACTGCATGCAAATCATGGTGCCGGTGGGGAAGCAGTTCCCCTCCTCACTTCCCCTGATATCATACACGCCCGTATGAAGGTGTGTATGATCTAATTTGCTTATGGTTTTTAAGTTTGCCATGACCTCTATCTCCTAGAGTTAGTGGTGAATTTAAATAAATTTGAAAGGGATTTTTCTCCTAGTAATAGGACGGATGCTTCCTGTTATTGTTTTGAATCGGGTGTGGTGGTGGGGAACTAACCTCTTTGGTGGTGGGGGGTGGTTAGGGAACGTAGTGACCGACTCGGTGCCATGAGAGGCACCAAGGGTTGTGGGTTTTTTGCTTCTTTTTTTGGTGGATAAAAAAAGAACAGCAAGGGAAGGGAGTGGGGACGGGAAGCTTGCGAAGCACTACTTTGGTATATATATTGATGGGAAGATAAGGGTACGTACGAAGGTTATAAAGGGGATCAAGCGATGGCAGTGATAAGCAAGAAGGTTATAGAAGATGCGCTCGTTGAGTATTACCAAACACCAAAGGAGATGCGTGGAGATGTGCAGACCCTGGATGATCTGGCAGGGGTGCTTGAGGTGCCGCTTTCAACTGTGCAGAGGGTCTTGGGAAGCAGACCGGATCTACCTTATAGGTGTCTCATCGGGGTGGTTACGAATTGGTTGGATCTAGCTCCATACGCTAAAGATACGCTACAAAAAGGTATGGCGGCAGGGAGCGTTAGAGCTACTGAGGTGTGGGCCGACTTCGTAAGGAAAACACTCAGTGATATGGCGGCGTTAAGTGTTACTGCTGGGAACAACCGAGGAAGCATTGAAGATGCACTGGAGGAGATTACTGTTGATGCTGGGCAGTTGCTGGAGCTAACGCGAGGCTTGGGGGATGAGGATGTGGTCGGAGAAGAGAGTGAGGAGGCTATTACCGCAGAAATGGAGGAAAAGGCGAAGGGAAGGGCGTATGCTGCCGTCGAGTTAGATCCGAAGCTCATGGCGGCTAAGGAAGCGTTGCGGGATAGGAAGATCAGCATGCGGAGGATGGTGCCGGTGGATGTACCGGAAGATGCCGAAGGATAGAGGGGGGAAAGCCGTGGGGCAGGGTGGGGAAGGGTGGTTGGGAGCTGCCGTGTCTACAACTGTCCGAGTACTGGATCATACCCCCCGGTAGGGGTCGATCCCCCCCGGAGTACTAGAGGGGGGTATATATATACTTACTCAGATGTAGAATCCTCAAAACCTTGAGCATGGTCATTAAGCATAATGCTCATTTGCCTTAGTCCTACGGCATCCATTGCTCTACTGTCGAGTATTTTTATCAGTCGTTTCTTGCCGCTCTCTGGTAGCATACTGGTCTTGATTTTTTCTCTCACGGATGATTTTGTCGGTCTAGATTGGTAAGAGTGGTTAAGAGAGGGTGATGAAGTTGGGTTATTACTCATTACCTATGTTTGCCTTTTCTATACAACATTTAAGATAGATTGACCAAATGGTCAGGCAGCTTGGCCTCACTTTTGGGCATAGCTTCGCTATGGTACATATCAGTGATGTTTTCTGATATAGTGTTTTGGGGTATGCGTTATTGCGAAAGGTCTTGCCCTGCCATGATGACCCCTTCCGTATACAGCCAATAACTACAGACCACCCACTAGGGCGGTAGCACATATGTGCATCTTCAGGTTAGGTAAGATTCAGTTGCAGCACCGTCTGTCTCCCGACTGTCGGCAGAATCTTACTATCCGTTTTTTAAGACTCACGGAATCGGAGCGGGGGCCATTGATCCCCGACACTTTACTTGGTGCCTATCAAGTCACACCCTTATAGGGCGTTATCCAATGGGGTTAAGCTGTGGGTTGATGTCTCTTTGTCTTCTACGATATAGAAGGTATCTATGTCCATGTTGCTTATATGGTGTAGTAGATATTTATCAAGAGGCATCTTGTTAGCAATTAGCGGTTCGGTGCAAGGGTGACAGAAGAGATGATCTTTTTTATAAGTTTTCTCTTCTATCATCTAATTGCTTTCTTATATTACTTAAGAGGAGTTGTGTTTCTGTGATGTATTGGCCCATTGAGGAGTCTGGCCAATACGTTGTGCAGCAATGCTCAATAAGCAGGTTATTGCTTGTGTTTAGTTGCTCAGTGGCTATTGCTAGTAAGTGTTCCATTTCCCAACATGCAGCATTGAGGATAGGCTGTATTGTTGAGATCTCTTCTGCTGAAAACCCTTCTGTTTTCAGATGCCATAAAGAGCGTCTGTAATCAGACCAAGGCTTCAGCGTTTCCATACCTATAATATACGAAGGGCAAGAATATAGGTCAAGAAAAAATGCGACTAAAGAGTGCCTTATATAAGGATTTTTGCTATATTGGAGAAGCAGCCGCCCTTGTTGGAGTAAGTACAAATACACTGGCTCGATGGGAAGAGCGGGGTTATATTAGGGGTATGCGCGATGCCAGCAACAAGAGGCTATACTATAAACCGCTTCTAAAAGAGTTATACTATTACTGTTATGGGAAGGGAATGCCAGGACGCAGAGTAGGAACAGGAGAGTATATAGGGGAGTATAATGAAAAAAAAAGATAAGACATTTTCACTAGAGCCGATAGCTAAGGTTGCTAAGGAGCTACAAGAAAACCCCTGGAAGGGGCCTATCCTCATGGAGAAGGCTCCCGAAGCGATGACCTCAGTGCTGGCTTTAGCCAAATCTCCCTTTTTTCGCTTTACCCCCTTTGGCTCCAGGGCCAATCCGAAAGAGGGGGCGCAGCGTGGGGCATTGTCTAGTCCTCATCGTAATAAATGGTTGGTGACAGGCAATAGGGCAGGGAAAACGCTGAGTACGCTATATGAGGATCTTTGCGATTGCCTTCGCCTCGACCCTATCTCAAAGGGGCCATCGGATCGCTTTCCAGCAGATAGGCCAGTTGAGATGTGGGTTGTCTCGGATACTGAAGAGACAAGCGTCGATATTATCCAAAAGACATTAGTCCATGACCTGCTGGGGACGGATGAGAGCGGCTTCATGTGGAACTTTGTTGACGATAGCTCTAAATACACAGAAAAGAGTGGTTTTTCTGAGAATATAGTGACATTTACTAATGGCTCGTCCATCCGCTTCAAATATTCAACCCAAAAACGTAAAACCTTCCAAGGAGTGAGCCTAAGTAAGGTGCATATTGATGAAGTGCAGCCTATTGACATATGCAAAGAGGCTTTTGCGCGTGTTGTTGACCAGAATGGGTATATCTTGGGGTCTATGACTCCCATCTATGAGCGCAACAAAGGGATTCCTTGGATCTATGAAGATCTGTATCTACAAAGAGAAGAGAAGGGCATAGAGTTCCACAACTGGACGCTTTTAGATAACCCCTTTATTGACGAAGCTGCTAAACAGCGACTCTTACGAGAGTGGGATGAAGACGAGATAGATGCGCGGGTCTATGGGATGTTTGTTCCACTGGGGGTGAAGTTAGCCCTGCCCACACAAGTGATGCGAAAAGTTAAGTCCGGTTGTCAGCCCCCATCAAGCTTAGGGGACTTAACGATTGGGGCTGACGGGAAGGTGTCTTACGTAACTAAAGGAGCCGCATGATGGATGATATCTTTGACAAGATTGAAATGCTGCCTGTTTGGGAGCCAGATAACTGGCCCAAGGATCGCTGGCCGAACTTTGCTCTCAGAGAGATGAACTGCCAGGAGACAGGAATCTGTCGCATGAACCCTGAGACAATGGATAGGTTGCAGCAGCTTAGGTATAAGATTGGTCGGCCTATCAACTTAACGTCTGCCTATCGGGATATTTCCCACAGCATAGAAGTTAAGAAAAAATCCCCCGGATCACATGCCCAGGGCAGGGCAGTGGATATAGGGTGCGCCCTAGCGGATGCTTATGATATTCTGGCGATAGCTCTGAGCATAGGGTGGACTGGTATTGGAGTGGCCCAATCGGGAACAAAACGCTTTATCCACCTAGACGACTTGGATATTACGCCAAACCTATCAGGGAAGATAACGCGCCCGACCGTGTGGAGCTATTAGCTTGCCTGACTATGATATGCGCGTATGGGAGGAGCCGATAGCAGGAGAGGTCTATGTTATTGGGGGCGATCCAGCTGAAGGGTTATCACATGGAGATGATTCCGTCTTTCAGGTGATTAACTGCAACAGCGGAGATCAGGCATGTGAAGTGCAGGGGAAGCTCGATGGTGTGACCTTTGGTGAGGTCGGCTATATGCTGGGAAACTGGTATAATGAGGCAATGATCGCCATAGAAAACAATAAAGACCTCACTTCCCTAAACCTGCTAGGCCCTGCTCAGTTGGGCTATCCAAATCTGTACTATGAGGCAAAGGAGGCAGGAAGAGCTTGGCGTGACCAAACGTCTAAGCTGGGATGGAACACCAACCTCCGCACCCGCCCGATGATGGTTACGAGGGGTCGGGATATGCTATCGGATGGATCAGTGAAGATATTCTCCTCTAAGCTTGCTTCACAGTGGGAGACTTTTGCTTTAGAGAATAGTAAATATCAGGCGATTGCTGGAGCGCATGATGATTTAGTCATGGCCTATCTGATAGCTTTGGAGATGATGGCCATACAGCTTGTGCGTAGGGAGGTAATGACAGATGGGTTGAATCCCTTCCTTGATGGAAAAGAGCAGTTAGATGATTACGATACACTGTGGAAAGATGAACGAAGTCTTGTACAGCGACATATTGATCTTACAAGAGCTAAGATTGCTTCCGTAACCTCAGCCGAAGGAGATGGATTAGTATGATGCAGTCTATATTATTGTATCTGTTTGTGTTAGTGCAAAGTGTAGTAATATTAGCCTTGCTGCGGCAGCTAAACAGGGAACGAGATGAACGAAAAGAGATGATGGAACGCTTTAGGGAGTTAGCTATCTCGGTGCGGCAAGTGCATCTTGCTGGCGAGATTGGCCCCAATGAAGCATGGAAGCATTTTGAAAACCAATTTGGCTCTACCACTGAACAGATGGAAGGTGCTATAGCCGATCCACTAGGAGAACACTGATGAATCG